CAAAAGAATGCAAGGCATTTAGTTGTATAAATAACTATACCACACCACGAGAGGTGAGTTCCTCCACATATAACTCACCTCTCACTTAATCTAAAATTTTGGTACAATCGGATTGAATCGAACAATCACCTTCTGCGCCACAGGCAGACGTTCTACCGTTAAACTACGATTGCTTTTTAATGTGTATAAGTGTAAATTAAACCAATAAATGTAATTGTCGCTAATACAATATTAGTTGTGATTAATGCGGCTTCACGCCACATAATAGAAACGATTAACCAAGTCATACCACCAAATAAATTAGCGATAGGACCCCAAGGGTAAATGTTAAGTGAATTAAGTGCGGCACCGATCATTAGAAATCCTGTCGCAATCCATTTTAGATATTTGTCCATTATAATTTTTCTTTGTATTCAAAATGTGTCCAAGTTTCTGACGCTTCTTTATCGTCAGTAACGATTGACATGCCTGGGCCATACTCATTATTTGTAGCAAATATGGCAGCATTCATAGGCTCGTCAAATTCTTTTAAGACCTTATTGTCTTTGATGATTTGATACTTTGCCATTATATGAAATCAAATGAATAATTATCATCATCAAGTTTATAACCTTTTACAGTAACATTGTCATTACTATAAAACTTGAAGAAACCTTTTAGAGCATTTTTAGTGTAAGTAAAATCTGTAAGATTATTTAACTTACAAAATAATGATCCGTGTACTATTTCTGCGTTGTGGATAAATCCAGTTGCGTCACAGAAAGTTTTAATTGCGTTTGATAACTTATCGTTCATATAGTCCTCCTATTTGTTATTTAAGATACAATGGACCAGTCCATTGAATTGCGTAATTACCATTTAATACATTGCCTCTAGCCGAGTTCAAAGCAGGTTTGTTATAACCCGCGGCTTTTAGCACATCACCTTTTTTGAATCTACCAGAGTCTTCTTTCATTACAAAAGCAAATACACCATTACCTTGTACAATCTTAATATACTTTTTACCTTCTTTTACTTTTGTATTGTTATCCCAATTATCAACTTGTTCTTTAGAATAACCAGTCAACTCTTTACCACCACTAGTTGACATTTTGATATAATCATCTTTGGCACCATTCATCATATTAACGATACCATCATTTAAATTATCTGCCGTTTTATCTACTTTAATCATTATTTACCTCCGTTTATATAATATTCATTTAAATCATTCCAAGATGATTTTTCTCTAGCTTCTGCTTCAGCAAATAAACTTTGTGAGAACATAGTCATCATGTAACTAGTAATACCTGTCATAACTGCTGCCACACCTAACAAGTATTGATCTGTTTCTATCGCACCAACTGCTGATACCATTGCTAGTGTACCAACTACTGCGAAAACTAAAGTCATATATTCGTATATCTTTTTTTCCATTACGCTACCTCCAACATAGACATTGGTACTCTGTACGTTACACCACTGTCAATTGTTACTAAACATTTTTTTTGCATTATCTTTTTGATAACACCTGAAGTCTTTTTAGTCTTTTGAACTATATTAACTTTCATACCAACTTTCATAACAGACTTAATCTTACTCTGAATAATATCAGCAATCAAATCTTTAGTGTTATTTAAATCTTCAATAGACATTGAAAATAATTTTTGATTAAATTTATTAGTATCTTTCATTTCTTGTAGTATCATAGTGTTTTATCCTTATCGTTGTTTTAGTTTATAATTGTTAATGATTTTATTAATTGCGTTTTTCATATTAATATCAATCATACTTAAAAGTGTATTGTCAACTTCAATAACTTCTTTTAATTTTTTGTTTATTTTTTCTATTTGTTTATATGAGATATTTCTAACTATCGTCATATTATTGTTTTTTATGTTTTTGTTTATCATATACTAGCTAATATATCAGGATAAATACAATAGTACAGTAAAAAATGGGAAAAAAGCAAATTATTTTGGTTAAAAAAGGGTTGATTTACTTGACTTTTTTACTTTTTTTGTTCACCTTTTGTTCTGGTTGCGTAAAATCTTGTAAAATTAGGCCAGATTTAGAGAAAATAGGCGATTCGGCGTTAGAAAATATAGAAAATTTGACAGAAACGAATCTACGAAGTGGAAAAATGGCCTGTAAATTTTAAGATAAATAGTAATATGGAAAAATATTGTCAAAATTGTGGACACGACTGTCACTGCGGCGGCGATTGTATGAAAGATTACGATGGTAACGGCGAAATTAAGTGTTGTGGTAATTGTCGGCACGAAGAAAAAGAAGAAAAAATAACAAACAACGAAGATTTATTTAATGGAGCATAAAATATTATGGCAAAGATGAGAAAATTTACATTTTGGAACGAAAATGGTGATGAAAAAGATACTGAACAAACAAGTTTAAAGAAAGCAGTTAGAGCTGTACAAGGTGATTATAAAGATAGGTTTATTAGCGTAGAATATGTAAGTAAAAAAGGTAAACAAATCAGTCAATCTGTAGAAATACCAATGGGTCGTAAAATTAGACAAGCAATAATCGCAGATAAACGAAAAGCAGCATTAAGAGCAGCAAAAGAGGCAAGTAGATAATGGCAAAATTAGCGAAATCATTTATAGCGCATGAAAGAATGCCAAAAAAGACTTCTCAAGGTAACAGTAAAAGAGTAAAAATGAGTTCTATGAACAAATCTCGTAAAAGATCGTTTAAGGTTTATAACTCACAAGGAAAATAATGCCAGCATGTGTTAGATCAGGTTTAGATGTTCATGCAGGACACGCAAGTCCGACACCTAACCCCTTTCATCAAACGGCATACACTGGAGGATCACCAAATGTTCGTATTAATAGTGCGGCTTCAATAAGAGTTGGTGATACAACGAGTTGTGGTGATCCTGCGGTAGCGGGTAGTTCTACTGTTAGAGTTAACAGTATTGCTATTCATAGAGTAGGTGACGCCACTGGTGGTCATGGTAGTTGGGTACCTAATGCTGCCTCTACTGGAAGTTCTAACGTAAACTCTGGTTAATCGTGTATAAATATTGTTATGGCCAGTTATAGTACAGAGAACACATCTAATAATAGTAGTCGTGCTACTAGAATCTATAAAGATTTAGATTTAGATTTTGGTAGAAATATTGTTACAAATGATGTGAACAAACTTACTGATGTGGAGGCTGTTAAAAGAAGTGTTAGAAATTTAATTAACACCAATCACTTTGAGAGACCTTTTCACCCAGAGTTAGGTGGTAATGTTAGAGCGATGTTATTTGAACCAATGACACCATTGACTGCTCTTAACTTACAAAGAAAAGTAGAAGAAGTTTTAAATAATTTTGAGCCAAGAGCAAAGATAACACAGATTATTGCTGATCCTGATATTGATAGAAATGCATATAGACTTTCAATTAAATTTTATGTTATAGGAATACAAAACCCAATTATAGTAGAAACATTTTTAGAAAGATTAAGATAAGATGGCAAGCAATAAATTACAAGTTTCAGATTTTGATTTTGACGATATAAAAGCAAATCTAAAATCATTTTTACAAGATCAATCAGAATTCCAAGACTATGACTTTGAAGGTTCTGGTTTTGCTATCTTACTAGATTTACTTGCCTACAATACACACTACCTAGGTTTCAATGCCAATATGTTGGCAAACGAAATGTACCTAGATAGCGCTGACATTAGAAAAAATATTGTATCAATAGCAAAGATGTTAGGTTACACACCTACATCACCAAAGTCACCTGTGGCAACTATTGATGTTACACTTAATAATGTAACTGGTAGTCCAGCCACTGTAACTGCAGCTAAAGGTACAGCATTTACGACAACGGTAGATGGTGAAACATATCAGTTTGTTACTAATGCATCAGAAACAATGACACCATTAAATGGTGTTTATAAGTTTTCTAACTTATCATTATACGAAGGAACACTTGTAACATTTAAATATACAGTAGACAGTACAGACGTTGACCAAAGATTTATTATACCAAGTGTTGATGCAGATACATCAACTTTAAAAGTATCTGTACAAAATTCCGCTACTGATACAACAACAAGTACATACTCATTAGCAACTGGAGTAACTAGTTTATCATCAACTTCAAAAGTTTATTTTTTACAGGAGATGGAAGATGGTAAGTTTGAAGTTTATTTTGGTGATGGTGTATTAGGTGCATCATTATCAGATGGTAATATTGTTATATTAGAATATATTGTATCAAATAAAACAGAGGCAAATGGCGCTAGTGCATTTACATTATCAACTAACATTGGTGGTTTTACTGATGTATCCATATCAACAGTTTCAAGTGCTCAAGGTGGCGCAGAGGCTCAATCAAAAGAATCTATTAGATACAATGCACCTTTACAATTCTCTGCACAAGACAGAGCAGTAACTACAAGTGACTATGAGAGTTTAGTTAGATCAATTTATCCAAATGCTCAATCAGTATCAGCATGGGGTGGTGAAGATGATGAAACTGCTATTTACGGTGTAGTTAAGATAGCGATTAAAGCAGCATCAGGTTCTACTTTAACAAATACAACTAAAAATGATATAGTTACACAATTACAAAAATATAATGTTGCATCTGTAAGACCAGAAATTGTTGATCCAGAAATTACAAAAATATTATTAACATCTAATATAAAATTTGATGAAAAGGCGACTACAAAAACTTTTACTACTCTAAAATCAGATGTATTAACAACTATTACAAATTACAACACAAATACACTATCTCAATTTGATGGTGTGTTTAGATTCTCAAAACTTTCAAGTTTAATTGATGGTACAGATAATTCTATTTTATCTAATATTACAACATTAAAAATAAGAAAAGATTTTACACCTACATTAGCCTCATCAACTAGATATGATATTTACTTTAGAAATGCATTATATAATCCACACTCTGGTCATAACACAGCTGCTGGTGGTATATTGGAAAGTTCTGGTTTTAAAATATCAGGCGATAGTTCTACAGTTTTCTTTTTAGATGATGATGGTCAAGGTAATGTTAGACGATATAGTTTGTCTGGCTCTACTAGAATATATGCTAATAACACACAAGGTACAATTGATTATGATACTGGCGCAATAACAATAAACTCTTTGAGTGTATTAAGTGTAGAAAATATTAGAGGCGCAGCATCATCTAAAATAGAATTAACAGTAGTACCAACTTCAAATGATGTAGTTCCGGTAAGAGATCAGATATTGGAAATAGATACTGCCAATTCGTCTATTACAGTAACGGCTGATGCTTTTGTTGGAGGTTCTGCTGACGCAGGAGTAGGATACACAACAACAAGTAGTTACTAATGGCAAAGTTCACCAAAAAAATAACTAACCTTGTAAATCAACAAGTACCAGAGTTTGTACTTAACGATCACCCTAAATTTTTAGAGTTTGTAAAAACATATTATAGATTTATGGAGTCGGCAGAGATTACTCTGGATAATATAGAATTAACAGATGGTATTCAATTAGAAACAGAAACAGCGCAAGAAAATAATTTAGTATTAAACGCATCAAAGTTAGATACAGATAGAACATCACTTGACGCTGGTGATAAGATACTTTTAGAAGATACTGGTTTTGGTAAATTTGAAAGAGGTGAAATAGTTACAGGTTCTACTTCAAACGCAACTGCAACAGTCTTATCAGAAGATTTAGTTAGTAATAGATTATTCATATCAGCACAAGATAAGTTTGTACAAGACGAAATTATCACAGGTGGTACATCAGGCGCAAGAGCAACAATATCTAATTATAAACCAAATCCTGTAAACAATATACAGGACTTATTAAACTTCCGTGATCCTGATAAAGCAATATCTAACTTTTTAACAAAATTTAGAAATGAGTTTTTAAACACTTTACCAGAGACTTTAGACGAAAATGTTGACAAAAGAAAATTAATTAAAAATATTAAATCTGTTTATAGATCAAAAGGTACACAAAGAGGGCATGAATTATTTTTTAGATTTTTATTTAATATAGATTCCGAAACAATTTATCCTAGAGAGCAAATGTTAAGAGTATCAGATGGTCAATTTGATACTAAAAAAGTTTTAAGAGCAATAGGCACAGTTGGTGATACATCAGGTTTGATAGGTAGAACAATTACAGGTCAAACATCTGGCGCAACAGCGATTGTAGAAAATATATTTAAATTTCAAATTGGTATTAATGAAGTATCAGAGATTATTATAAATGGTGAGACAATTACAGGAACGTTTGTTACAGGTGAAGAAATTAGAGGTACTGAATCTGATACATCTGACATTTTTATTAAAGCAACTGTTACTGGTATACCTAATATAGTTTCAATAACAAATGATGGTGGTTTATTAAGCATAGAAGATTCCATTACTTTAACAGGCGCTGGTACATCAGCAGTTATACAGGTTGATAATATAGGATCAGGTGGTATTACAGAAATATTAATAGATGATGCAGGTACAGGTTATGCGATTGGTGATGATTTAACTTTTACTGACACAAATACAAATGGTGGTGGTGTCACAGCAAAAGTTTCTGTAGTAAACGGAGGTATTGCACCTGAAACTGGAACAACTGGTGCAACTGCAACAGATCACATAGTATTAGAAGATGAGACTATGAGAGGTGATGTTTATACAGGTAACAAAATAGTACAAGAGAGTGGAACAGGTAATGAAGATATTACAGATATTAGAATTATAAACTCTGGTAGTGGTTATACGTCTTTACCTACAGCAGTAGTATCAACAGGTAGTGGTGGAAGTGGAGCAAAAGTTATTCCTTATGGTCCTGAAATAGGTAGATTACTTTCTACTAAAACAATTGAATCAGGCGCTGGTTATGAAGGATCACCAAGTCCTACAATAAAACTACCTAGTACAATTATTGTAAAAGATAAAACAGGTACTTTTACAGAAGGTGGTACCGTAACAGGATTAGATTCTTCATCAACATCAATATCAGCAACAATTGTATCTTTTGATTCAAGTAATAATTTATTAGTTGTAAAAGATGCCACAGGTGAGTTTGCTGAAGCCACAACTGTTTCTTTAGGTGAGTCAGCAAGCGCAACTGTTCTTAAAAATGATTTAGCAACAGCAACAGTTACAGTAGGTGCCGTTGTAGATACTGCTGGTACGTTTATCAATGAAGACGGACATTTATCAGAATCTACAATGAAAATACAAGATAGTTTATATTATCAGGATTTTTCTTATGTAATTAAAGTTGGTAGATCAATTAATGACTGGCGAGATAGTTTTAAAAAGACTATGCATACAGCTGGTTTCTACTTTACAGGTCAAGTAGATATGGCCACACAAGTAAATAATAGAATTAGAAGTTTCACAGGTGTTAACAGTGGATTGGTATTTGATCCAGGTGCTGATCTAGTTATTAATACTTTATTCTCTACAATATTTGGTAGAAGATTAGGTACAGTAGATGATGGTACTACATTAAGAGGTACACCAACAGTTGGTGTTGATCCTGACTTTACAGATTCTACAACAGAACACTTTACTGCAAACACAAGAGATTTAACTTTAAGAAGACATTTAACTAGAAAATTTAGATCAGGTTTCAATCCTATAACTATTAGAGGATCAGCGAATAAGTATGGTTTCGCATATTGTGGTCCTACAATGAACACACTAAATAGATTTGGATTATCACACTTTAGTGGAAGTGGTGGTAGAGCTGTTACTACAACAACAGGTGGTGCCTCAGATAGTACGGTAACAACATCTATATCGCCAATGAGATTAGATAATTTCGCTGACTTTAGATTAACAGGTACTTATAATACATCTTTAGATGGTGAAGTAGTACAATTGGGAGATATAGAAACAGATAGATTAAAGACAAATTTAGCGTTACCAACAGAAATCACCGAAAGTTAGCGTATAAATATAATTAAGAAAAAGAGGAAAATATGCCAGCAATAATAACAAACAAATTTAGAATCCACAATCAGGAACAATTTGTGGAATCATTTTCAGAAACGGCTGCCAACGTCTATTATTTAGGCATAGGTAGACCACAAGCTTTCGCCACTCAAACTAGGGGTGATAGTAGAACAGATAATTCAGGTAGCGATAGTGCACCTTTAACACCCGTAGACTCAATAGGAGACGAATTTTATACTTTTGACGACTTGCTGGCCGCTAAAAGAGTAACAAGTTCTGATGTTTCTATTGTTATTCCTCGTAGAAATTGGACAACTGGTACAGTTTATGACTACTACAGACATGATTATGGTAATAGAGTAACGGGTACTACAAATACTCAAACTGCGAATAGTGGTGCAACAAATTTATTTGACTCAACATTTTATATTATGACAGATGAATTTAAAGTTTATAAATGTTTAGACAACAATGGTAATGCTGCTTCTACAGTAAAACCTACAGCAACAGGAACAACTATTATATCATCTGGAGGAGATGGATATAAATGGAAATATATGTACACACTTTCTGCATCTCAACAAGCAAACTTTTTATCAACAGACTTTATGGCGGTATCAACTGATTCAACTGTAAGTGCTGCAGCGGTAGATGGTGCTGTAAACATAGTAAAAATTAAAACAGCTGGTTCAGGTGGTACTAATGGTACACACGCAAGTGTTCCAATCAGAGGTGATGGATCAAGTGGTGTATGTACAGTAACAGTAGCAGGTGGTGCAGTGACAGCAGTCACAGTGACAACACCAGGTACAGGATATACATTTGCTTATATTAGAAATGCAGACATAGTATCAGCTGGAGCAACAAATTTATCAGGCGCCGAGTTAGATGTTATCATTGAGCCAAAAGGCGGACACGGTAAAAACGCAATCAAAGAATTAGGCGGATTTTTTGTTATGATGAACACCAACTTTGAAGCCGGAGAGACTTCAAATTCTGGTGACTTTACAACTGCTAACGATTTTAGACGAGTTACATTAATGAGAGATATTCAGTCTGGTGGTTCTGCTGCAACGGCGACTACATTAAGAAATACAAAAGCAGTTCTATTAACTGGCTCACCAGGGACTTTTACAGCTGATGAAGAAATAAATCAAGCAACGACAGGCGCAGTCGGTAAGGTAGTAGAGTTTGACTCATCAAATAATATTTTATATTACATACAAACTAGATTTAATGATGAGGGTGTAGATAGTAATGGTAATCTAACAGCATTCTCGGGTGCGAATACTATTACAGGTCAATCTTCAAGTGCAACAGGTACACCATCAACATCATCATCTACAGTTGATAGCGTTGTCTTTACAAGTGGATACAATGCTGGTGAGATCACTGCAGACTCAGGTGATATTATGTATGTAGAAAACAGATCACCAATTACCAGAGCGGCTGACCAAACAGAGAACGTCAAACTGATAATTGAATTTTAGAGAGGAATAAATGCCAAGTCCAACTGACTTTAATCTCTCGCCTTACTTTGATGACTTTAGTGAAAGTAAAAAATTTCACAGAGTTCTCTTTAGACCAGCGTTTGCTGTACAGGCTAGAGAATTAACACAATCACAGACATTATTACAAAATCAGATAGAACGAGTCTCTGATCATATTTTTGATAAAGGGGCAATGGTAATACCTGGTGAGGTTGGTTATGATTTAGAATATTATGCTGTAAAATTAACTAGTATTGCAAGTGCAAACACATTAACACAATTTACAGTTGGAACAGTTATTACAGGTGGTAGTTCAGGTGTTAGAGCAGAGATAATAAACTCTACTGCTACAGATGGTACTGATCCTGATACTTTATTTGTAAAATATTTAGATAGTGGTACTTCTAAAACAGCAACAGCTTTTACAAACGGCGAAACAATTACAGGAACAAATAGTGATAGTGTTTCATTATCTGCTGTTGTTAATTCAACTGCCACAGGTTCTGCTGCCGCAGTACAAGAAGGTGTTTATTATATTAATGGATTTCATGTACAAGTTTCTGCTCAAACATTAATATTAGACAAATATACTAATACTCCAAGTTATAGAGTAGGTTTAACAGTAACTGAATCTTTTGTAACTTCAGCAACTGATTCTAGTTTAAATGATAACGCAGCAGGTTCTTCAAACGTAAACGCACCAGGTGCACATAGATTTAAAATAGATTTAACACTTGCTAAAAAAACAATTGCATCAACAGAAGATTCAAACTTTATAGAGTTGTTAAGATTATCTGAAGGTATATTACAAAATAGAGTTAGAACAACAGATTATTCAATTATAGAAGAAACATTTGCTAGAAGAACGTTTGACGAATCAGGTGATTATACTTTACATAATTTTGATATTGATATTAGAGAACATTTAAAAGATAGTTCTAGTTCAGATGATGATTTTAAAAGAGGTATATTTACATCAGGTAATGGTGGTTTAGAATCAAAACTAGCAGTTGGATTATCACCAGGTAAAGCATATGTAAAAGGTTACGAAATAGAAAAACTAGCAACAACTTATTTAACAGTAGATAAGGCGAGAGACTTTGATACGGAACAAAACTTTGCCACTAGATTTGATGTTGGTAACTTTGTAAATGTCACAAAAGTTCATGGTCAACCTGATATTGGTTTTGTATCTGGTAATATGGAACCATTCGCAGGAGTTAATTTATATAAAACAGCAACTGCTTCTCGTGGCACACAACAATCTACTAGTGGAGTTACAGTTCCTCAAATAGGTAGAGCTAAATCTCGTGGATTTGAATATAATTCAGGTGCCGCAGCATCAGGTTTCTTTTCTAGTAGTGGTGCAACTACAAACACATACAAACATTTCTTATTTGATATTACTATGTTTACACACCTAAACATATTGACAGCACAAGCATTTACAACTGGCGAGACTGTGACTGGTGGATCTTCGGGAGCCACAGGTACAGTACAAAGTATATCTGCCACAAAAACAGCCACAATATCAGGCATGTCTAGCGCAAGTCCAAGTGTTGTTACAGCAACTGGCCATACTTTTGAAGAAGGCCAACAAGTAACAATTGCAAGTGTTTCAGGTCTTCAAATTGATTCAGTTGCACAATCTGCTGCTAGAGTATTTACGGTTAGAAATCCAGCAGCAAACACTTTTGAATTATTTGACACAGACGGAACAACAGCAATTAATGTAACAGCATATACTTCTGGTGGAACAGCAGCACATGGTGTTGTTGTAGTATCAAATGTATCTGGTGAGTTTTCGGCAAGTGAAGTAATTACAGGTGGAACATCTAGTAATACAGCAACTATACAAGCTAATGCTGTAGGTAAAAAAGGTGTAACTAATTTTGACGTACCAGAAATTAAACAAATAGGTCAAGCAGGTACTCCTGTTTATACAGCAGATACTGACTTATCATCTACTTTTGGTAGTAATGTAGTTTTAACAGGTACAGTATCAGTCGCAAATAGTGGCACAGCTGTTACAGGTTTCAATACTAGATTTAGTAGTGAATTAAAAATTGGAGACTCAATATCATTTACAACAGATGGTGGTACTTCTTTAACTAGATTAGTAGAGGCCATCATAAGTGATAGTTCATTAACACTATCTGCTGCTGTTGGTAGTGGTGATGTTTCTACAAAAACTATTGTAACTAGAAGAAGAACAAAAATACAAGAACCTGAAAAAAATATATCATTATTTAAATTACCATATGAAACAATAAAAACTTTAAAAACAACAGCTAATGGTGGCGCATCGGATACAAATTTTAAAGTAAGAAGAAATTTTCAAAAAACATTAACATCAAATGGTGATGAAACAATTACAGCTGGAACTAATGAAGTATTCAGTGGTTTAGCAGAAAAAGATTTTACGGTCACAATTAGAGCTACAGGTAGTGGTGGTACAGGTGCTGTTGGTGACGTATTATCATTAACAGGTAATAACCATGAAGGTAGTGCAATATTTACTTTACAAGGTTCGCCAACTGGAAAAACTTTAAAATTTGATTTTGGTGCTAACTTTGCAGGTCATACAGTAGAAATTTTAGCAACGATTACTAGATCAATCGCAGATTCTAAATCAAAAACTTTAAGTAGTGGATCTACTTTAGCAGTATCTACACAAGCAACTATTGAAAGTGGTACAATAGGATTAGGTAAGGCTGATATATTTGCTTTAAATTCAGTATTCATGGCGCCAGACTTTAGTACGGCGGCAACAACATCACACACTAATATTACAGATAGATTTGAATTAGATAATGGTCAAAGAGATAACTTCTATGACATTGGTAGAATTAAATTAAAGACTGGTGAATTAACACCAACAGGAAGATTACTTATAAACTTTGATTTCTTTGAACATGGTGGTTCTGGTGATTTCTTTGATGTTGATTCTTATGATGGTGTAGTTTCTTATGATAATATACCAAGATATACTTCTGCTACAACTGGTGAAGTTTATGAATTAAGAGATACATTAGATTTTAGACCTAGAGTGGCTGACGCTTCAACTATCAATTCAGGAAACCAAGATCGTACATTTGGATCCACATCTGCGGTTGGCTCAGGTGCTTCAACAACTGATGTAGTTAAATTTGGTGATGATGTAACTTCTGACTTTGAGTTTTACTTACAAAGAGTTGACAAAATTTTTATTGATAAAGAAGGTGTATTTAAAGTTCTAAAAGGTGCCAGTGCATTAAGACCAGATCAACCTGGTACATTAGACAATGCAATGCACTTATACACTTTATTCATACCTAGTTACACACTTGACATTGCTGAAATAGGTATTGAAGCTGTTGATAATAGAAGATACACAATGAGAGACATTGGTAGACTAGAAAAAAGAATACAAAACGTTGAATACTATACTCAATTATCTTTATTAGAAGCATCAGCTCAATCTTTACAAATACAAGACGCCAATGGTTTAGATAGATTTAAAAATGGATTTATTGTAGATGACTTTACTGGTCACAATATAGGTGATCCAGGTAACACAGATTATAAGATTGCTGTTGACTATGCTAGAGGTGAAATTAGACCTACTTACAATGAAGATGCTGTAAAACTAATTGAACGTGATGATGATGGTACAGCCATTGTAGATGCAGATAGAACAGCAGCCAATTATCAAAAAACAGGTGATCTACTTACGTTACCTTATACAGAAACAACCTTAATAGAACAACCATATGCGAGTAAAGCAATCAATGTAAACCCATTTGGTATATTTACTTGGATTGGGTCTATCGCACTTACACCACCAAATGATGAGTGGAAAGAAACAGAAAGAGCGCCAGATTTAGTTATCAATAATGATGATGGTACTTGGGACACTTTAGTTAAAAATTCAGGTAATCCAAATTTACAATCAGTAGAATTAGGTACAGTATGGAATGAATGGCAAAATCATTGGACAGGTGTATCAAACTCAAATAGTACAGAAACTTATAGAAGAAGACACGGTCATGGTTGGGCAGTCATGCAACGTGATATCAAAACTAGAACTAGAACAGGTACAAGAACAAGATCAGGTATTAGACAAGTATTAGTTCCAAAAACAGTAACACAAAATGTAGGTGATAGATTAGTTTCAATTGCATTTGTACCATTTATTAGAAGTAGAACAATTACTTTCTCTGCTACAAGAATGAAACCTAATACTAGAGTTTTTGCATTCTTTGACGAACAAGACATTTCATCTTTTGTAACACCTTCAGGTGGATCATTAGGTGGTAATTTAATAACAGATGCAAATGGTGCTGTATCAGGTACTTTCGCAATACCTGATCCAAAAACTGCTGGTAATCCTAGATGGAGAACAGGTCAAAGAGTTTTCAGATTAACTAGTTCATCTACAAATAATTTAACAACTGCGCCAGAGACAGCAGGAAACGCTGAGTATCAAGCGACAGGTGTAATAGAAACTGTACAAAATACAATTATTTCTACAAGAACTGCTGGTATAGAATTTAGAGCAACAAATGAAACTGAAAATGTAACTCAAACAAGTGTAACTAGAGGAGCCGCAAGACAAGTAGGTTACCATGACCCATTAGCACAAACATTTATGATTGATGACGCTGGTGGTGTATTCTTAACATCAATTGATTTATACTTTAGTACAAAAGATGCAGCCGTTCCAGTTACAGTACAAATTAGAGAAACTGTAAATGGTTACCCAGGTCAACATATTTTACCTTTCTCTGAAGTATCATTAAATCCTAGTGCAGTCAATACAAGTACAGATGGTACATCAGCAACTAAATTTACTTTCCCTAGTCCAGTATATCTACAAGAAAATACAGAGTATTCTTTTGTTATAATGGCTAACACAACAGACTACAACGCTTATGTTGCTAGACTTGGTGAAACAAACTTAACTTCTGATAGAACAATATCTCAACAACCATATGCTGGTGTGATGTTTAAATCACAAAATGGTGTCACATGGACTGCAGATCAAAATGAAGATATTAAGTTCTTATTGAGAAGAGCAGAATTTAGTAACGTTACAGGTACAGTTACTTTAACAAATGATACATTACCTACAAGATCATTAAAAACTAATCCTTTAAGAACAACAAATAGTTCTAAAGTAATTAGAGTATTCCACCCTAACCATGGTATGCATGGAACATCAAATAATGTTACAATCGCAGCAGTGGCTAACGGATCATATAATAATATTGCACACGATAAAATTAATGGAACATATACATCAATTGCTAATGTCACACTAGACAGTTATGATATTACTTCACCTAGTTCAGTAAATGCAAACGCAACAGGTGACGTGGGTGGGGCAACTGTAACAGCAACACAAAATAGATTATATGATGTATTAAATTTAGGTGGGTTACAAACAATGCAATTACCTGGTACTTCTATCAGTCACTTCATTAGACCTACAACAGGTAAATCAGTACATGGTTCAGAAACAGAATTTCAATTAACATCTGGTGATAATAAAATAGCAGTAGTAGGTAACGATAACATTTACTTTACAAGTCCACAAGTAGTATTAAGTGAAGTTAATGAAACAGCCCAAAGTCTAACAGGTGGTAAATCTTTATATGTAATATTAGAATTACAAACTACAAATACAAAAGTATCACCAGTTATTGACACTCAAAGAATGAGTGCATTTACAATTCAAAATAGATTAAACAATCCTACTTCAAGTAATACACCTAGTTTTGTTGCAGATACAGCGAATACAGGTACATCTACTGCAGCAGTTTATTGTACTAAATCTATTGTTTTGGAAAACTCGTCAACTTCTTTAGATGTTAGATTAACTTCAAATGTAAGGTCATCATCTAGCGTTAGAGTTTACTTTAGAACATTAGGACCTGAAGATGATAGATCAATAGAAGATTTAACTTGGACAGCGTTTAATAGTGATGGTAGTGAAGATACAACAGTAACTCCAGCAGAAGATGATAGTACATTTAAAGAATACAAATATTCAGTAGGTAGTTTGAGTGACTTTACAACTTTCCAAATTAAAATAGAAATGGTAGGTAGTATTTCATCATACCCACCTGTTATAAAAGATATGAGAGCAATAGCGTTGGCGGTATAAGATGGCAAAAATTAGAGTAGAAGGACATGAAAGTTTAGTTAGAGATACAGTGTCTAACGCAGTAATTAATTCTTCTACAAGTGAGTATAATATTTACATGGCGAGACATAGAGCAAGAAATAAACAAAGTGATGAGTTAAGAACGGCTTGTAAAGAAATAAATAATTTAAAGGCAGAATTAAGAGAGATTAAAAGTTTAATAACAAAGGTATTAGAGAAGTAAAATGGCTGTACGATCAGTAGCAACAACAGATACACTAGGAACGTTTAGGACGACCTTTAACAGTCATGCGACTGATACAGGTGATCTAGCGTCATTAGGTACAACGCAGAAAGGTTCATTAGTCGCAGCGATTAATGAGATTAACACTTCCGTATCTGCGACTGGTTTCATTTTATCAGATGGGTCA